AAAGATCTATTAAAAGACGTGCAAACTGAGATAAGAGCGGCCATGCTACCTATTAGAGATAAGGCTAGAGGTTACGCTCCACAGGATTCAACCGTACTATCAGGCTGGACTAAACCTGGTGGACTTATCGGACCTATGAAGTACCGGACCTTTCCTAAATATAATCATGAGCAAGTAGTCCAGGGAATTAAATATAGTGCCGGTAGAAATAAGCGTAATAAGGCTGGATGGGCTGCAAGCAATTACGTATCTAACATAAGCGCACCTGGTGCAATATTTGAAACTGCTGGCCGTAAATCAGGTCCTGGTGGCGCACCTTGGATTGGCAGAGATGTCAGCGAGACAGATAAAAATATATCTCATTCTAATAACCCTAGAGCAGGCGCACAGTTTATTGCAGCCGCAGGCCCATTAGTCAATGCTAGACCACAGGGTATGGTTGGCAACAATAAAGGCTACAAGCAAAAGGGAAGATTGATATTTAGAGCAGCTTCTGAAGAGCAAGGTAAAGCGATGTCTCACATATTAAAGGCATTAGATAATACAGCTGCTAAGTTTGTTAAGCGTACCGAGATTAGAAAGGCAGTAAATGGCTAATTTAATTTTCTCGATCCTATCTGAATACAATAGCAAGGGTCTTAATAAGGCTAAAAAGGATGTCTCCGCATTTGAGAAGAATCTTAAAAGTTTAGCCAAGACTTTAGGAGTTGCCTTCAGTGCTGCTGCAATAGTCAATTTTTCAAAGAAGGCAGTAGCCGCTTTCGCTGCCGATGAGAAGGCTGCTAAATCATTAGAGATCCAATTAAATAATACTGGCTATGCATTTTCAGCACCAAACGTTGAATACTATATAGCCAACCTTCAAAAGATGACTGGCGTGTTAGACGACCAGTTACGACCAGCATTCCAGACTTTACTCACTGCAAGTGGCTCATTAGTTAAAAGCCAGAAGGCTCTAGCCGTTGCTTTAGATGTTTCGGCTGCGACCGGTAAGTCTGTTGAAGAAGTCAGCATGGCATTGGCTAAAGGATTTTCAGGCCAGACTTCAGCACTTACAAGATTAGGTGCAGGTTTAGATGCAGCCACATTAAAGACTGGCGATATGGATCTAATCTTAACTGAACTAGGTAATAAGTTTTCTGGACAAAGCCAAGCAAGATTAGAGACCTATGCCGGCAAGATGGATGTATTAAAGGTCTCGGCTGCTAATGCAAGTGAGACTATTGGTAAAGGGTTAATAGATGCTTTAAGTCAAATAGGCAAGGATAAAAACATTGGCACCCTGGGAACTTCTTTAGAAAAGGTTGCTAGTGTAATTGCTAACGTAGTTGTAGGCCTTGGCACAATATTGGGCAAAGTTGTCAGTATTGGCAAAGCAATCTTTGAGAAATTGCAATTAGATAAAATAATAGGATTTTTATACAAGGCTTCCGGAATCAGTTTTCTAGCCAATTTAGGTGCTAGTCAAAACCAACCAACATCTAACTTTACTTATAGCCTTGGATCAGGTGCAGCCACAGAAATTGCACGTGCGCAAGAATTAAAGATACGCAAGCAATTAAATACTCAATTAGCCAAAGAAATAGAGTTAAAGAAGCTAAGAGATAAATACGATGTAGAACGTATTGGTTTAATGTCTGCTCTAAACCAGGCTACCGATGAAGAAACCAGACTACGTTTAGCAGAAAAGTTAGCCATACTAGATGGCGACACTTCCATGGTTGATGATTATTTAGCTTTATCTGAATCTGTACAGGAATTACAAAACAGTACTTATGTTGCAACAGAAGCCTTTAATAGTTTAGCAAAGGCTACTCAAAATCTAATCCTTTCCTTTGGAGTAAGTCCTTCTCAAATAGGCTCAGGCGGATCAATTATTGCTAGCAGTCCAGCTAGTGTTGGACCTACTCTAAGTAATGCTGGTGGCTTGGCTAGTGTTGCAATTAACCAAGGTATGTTAGGCACAAGTAAAGAAGCTATAGATCTGAGCATATCTTTAGGATTTACAAACACTTCAAACATAACAGATGCTTTGACTAGAGCTGTAGCCGAATCCTTAATAATTAACAATAAGAATGGATTACCAACCACACCTGCTGGATTCTTATAATGGCAGTACCAGTAATCAATGCGGTAATTAACTTCAGCACAGGGCCATCATTTGCACAAGCCTTCATAATTGGAGAAGGCATTTTTGGGACTAACGTGTTTGCTGATTCATCAGCTGTAATTGTCGATGTATCTGACCTAGTTAATTTAATCCAAACTAACAGAGGCCGTAACGCTATTGCAGATGAGTTTCAGACAGGTCAATTAACTCTACGCATAGTAGATCAGAATGGCGATTTTAACCCACAGAATCCTGCCAGCCCTTATTACAATTTATTAACACCTATGAAGAAAGTGCAGATAACTGCAACCTACTCAGGAGTAACATATCCAATCTTCTCAGGTTTTATTACATCTTATGTAAACACTCAGCCTAAGGATGCAACAGAAGTTGCTTACACGACCATACAGGCCGTAGATGCCTACAGACTTGCACAGAATGCCCAGATCTCAACAGTTGCTGGTGCGGCTGCCGGTAATTTATCAGGCACAAGAATTAACCAAATATTAGATCAGATTTCATGGCCTGCCACTATGCGTGATGTAGATACCGGATTAACTACTTTACAAGCTGATCCTGGTACTACAAGGACTTCTCTAGCTGCATTACAAACAGTAGCCAATAGTGAGTATGGTGCTATTTACGTTAATGCTTCTGGAAGTTTTGTTTTTCAAGACAGGTCTGTAACCGTTGGATCTATCGGTGGTACACCAACACTATTTGCTGATGATGGCACAGGTATTAAATATGCTAATGCTGTATGGAAACTAGACGATACCCTGGTATTCAATTCAGCCACAGTTACTAGATCTGGTGGTACTGCCCAGGTAGCCACCAATGCAGCTTCTATTGCTAAATACTTTATCCATTCTTACTTCTTAAATAACCTATTGATGCAGACAGATGCTGTGGCCTTAAACTATGCCCAGGCTTATGTGGCTTCTAGAGCTGAGACCAGCATCCGATGTGATGCCGTTGAACTAGACCTATATACCCCAGACTACAACACAGGCATAATTGCAGCCTTAAACCTAGATTTCTTTGATCCAATCACAGTTATCACCACCCAGCCAGGCGGATCTACCCTGGATAAGACCTTGCAGATTTTTGGTGTAGGCATGAACATAACACCAAATAGTTGGAAAACAGTCTTTACAACGCTTGAACCGATCATAGATGGGTTTATAATAGGCAACGTAGATTACGGTGTCTTAGGACAAAACGTATTATCTTATTAAGGAGATATAATGGCATCAGGATTACCAGCAGTAACAGGCGATGTATTAACAGCTACAACCTTTAATGGTTTAGTAACCTATACAGTAGATGCAGCACAAACTGCAGATTACACAGCTGTACTTACAGATCAATATCAGGTACTAGAAACAATGAATAAAGCAACCGCTATTGCTTATAAGATTCCTACTAATGCATCTGTTGCATTCCCAGTAGGCACAGCATTAACAGTATTAAATATTGGTGTCGGTATTTGCACAATTAGTGCAGTTACTCCAGGCACTACAACAATTTTATCTGCTGGTGCAGTAGCTGCTTCACCAACAGTGGCTCAATATAAATCAGCAGTGTGTATTAAGACTGCTACAGATGCTTGGTATGTAGTCGGTGGTATTGCTTAAATGATAGGCAACCTTGTAGCAGGCACTTTAAGCCTAGGTACTCCACCAGGAGTAACTGTTGAATATGTAGTAGTCGCTGGCGGTGCTGGTGGTGGCTCTGATGCTGGCGGCGGTGGTGGAGCAGGTGGATATTTAACTAGCACTCTAGGACCATTAACATTAGGTGCTAATTACACAGTAACTGTCGGTGCTGGTGGTGCGGCTGGTACAGGTGGTAGCAATGGTTCTAATGGTAACGATTCTGTATTTTCCACAATTACATCCAATAAAGGTGGCGGCGGCGGTGGTGGTAATTTAAGTAATGCTAATAGCGGAACATTTGGTTCTGGTGGTGGAAGTTCAACTGGTGGAACTCCAGGAAGTGGAACTTCTGGTCAAGGTTTTGCAGGTGGTAACGGATTATTTGATCCACCCACTTATAGATTTCCTGGCGGTGGCGGCGGCGGTGCTAACGCTGTTGGTAACAATGGAAGTGGTAGCAATAGCGGTGCTGGTGGTGCTGGTAAATCTTCATCTATTACAGGTTCAAGTGTTACTTATGCAGGCGGTGGCGGCGGTGCTGGTGGTAATTTAAGCATTGGCGGTGCAGGTGGTGCAGGTGGCGGCGGTGCTGGTAAATCATCAGGCGGCGGTGCAGGAGATGCTGGTACTGCTAATACTGGTGGCGGTGGCGGTGGTGGTGTTAACGCCCCTACAACTCAAAATGGTGGCGCAGGCGGATCAGGTATTGTAATTTTAAGTTATCCATCATCAAACACAATTACTGTTGGTGGCGGTTTGACAAGTTCTACTGCAACTGTTGGTGCTAACAAAGTAACAACAATTACAGCTGGTACTGGAAATGTGAGCTGGGCATAATGGCACATTACGCATTCTTAGATGAAAATAATGTAGTAACAGAAGTTATTACAGGTATTGATGAAACCGAAACTATTGATGGTTTAGACACTGAAACTTGGTATGGAAACTTTAGAGGTCAAACCTGTAAGCGCACTTCATACAATAACAAAATTAGAGGTAATTACGCATCTCAGGGCTATACCTATTTACCTATAGAGGATATTTTTATACGTGCTAAATGCCATGCAGAAGCAGTATTAAATGTTGCAGCTGCTAAATGGGATTGCGACAATGAAGGACACAATGCCAAGCCCCTGGCTGAGTAAATCCGGTGAAAGCCTAAGAGATGCCGTTACTACCTGGTATCCAGATCGCCGCACTACCAGTGATGGGTGGCTTGGTGATGCTCGTCATGCTGCCAGAAAATCGGATCATAATCCAGACAAGACCGGATGCGTGCGAGCCATTGATATTGATTCTCGCTTGGATTCATCCGAAGGGCTCTCGGTATATCTGGCTGACCAGATCAGAATCTGTGCGAAAACCGATAAGCGCATATCTTACGTAATTCATAACGGCATGATTGCCAGCAGGATTCTGAATTATAAATGGCGTAAATATTCAGGATTTAACAAACATACAAAGCACATCCACGTTAGCTTTAATCCATCTGGTGATAAAGATGGCAAAGAGTTTGATATACCACTACTAGGAGGAAAAATATGAACATGAAGAATCCTTATGTATTGACTGTTGGTGCATTCTTGTCAGCTTGGGCCGCATCTAATTTTGCAGCTGACTATCGTGCAATTCTTTGGGCAGTATTAGCCGGAGTATTTGGCTATGCAACTCCAAAGAAATGACACCGGGCGAATGGGCTGGCTTTGGAGCTGGCGTTATCGCAGTGCTGTCAGGCGTGCTAGTCGGATTACGTTTTTTAGTTAGAGGCTGGCTTAACGAGTTACGCCCTAATGGTGGCTCTAGTATGAAGGATCAATTAACACGATTAGAAAAG